TTCAGCTTTTTCTTTTTTTACAAAAGATTTAGGAGAAGTTTTTCCAGACTTAACAGATTTTGCTTCTGCTAATTCTTCACCATAAGTTTCTTTTCCACCAAAAGCTTTTCCGCCTTTAGCTAAAGCAACTCCCATTCCTCTTTGAGCTATTCCGCCGCCTCTAAGTGCTGCACCTAATCCTCTAAGAGCAATTCCGCCGCCTCTGAATGCTGGTCTTGGTCTTTGTTTAAAATCGTTTCTCATATTTACTCCTTGTTATTTTTATTAGCCATCGTTCGTGCGATAGATTCACCGGATCGTCCTACTACATATCCTCCAAGTCCAATTTGTAACAATGTCCAAACATCGCCTGGTAATTCAAATGTAATAACCGTTCCTAGCATTAATCTTATAACAGGTCCAATAATATAATTCCAGACTAAAATGAAGATTAATACGTACATTAAAAGGGGCCTCCAACTTGCTGAAAACCAGCCTGCTTTAGCCTCTGCTTCAACAATAGATGCTGCCGCTTTTAATTCTTCTGTACTAGATTGTAATAGTTGTTGATTAAGTTGTGCTTTTAATTTTTCTTGTAAGTCTTTGTCTGGAACTGATTTTTCAATTGTACTAAAAAGAATTTTAGCTAAAGGTGCAATAGCTCCAAGCATTGGTAACATTTTAATATTTCTTAGCTGGTCTAATTCCTCTTTTTGCTATTCCTACACCTTTTACTAATCCACCTTTTGCAAATTTTTCAGGAATTTCATCTTTTAAACTAATATATTCTCCTTCTGAACCAGTTTTATAATCTCTTCCTTCTTTTAATAGTCCACTTGTTCTTTCTTCAACGGACATAGTAATTGGTTTTCGTAATTTTTTAGTTTTAGATGCAGGTTTTAAATCAGGTCCTTGAAGTGGAGCAGGTTTAATTCCTAAATTAATGTAATCATCGAACTCTTCAAGAGCTTCATCCATTTTATCTCTGCTCCCGAAAGAAGGTTTTTTTACTTTATCTTTTAAAGTTTTTAAAATTTTTTTTAAGGGCATATTAGAACCACTTAGCTATTTTTCTTTTATCCGGTAGCATTCTTCTTTGACCTTTAACAGGTTGTTTTTGAGTTTCATCTTTACTTGTCATTTCAACGTCAATACCACCTTTTAAATAGCCATCAGAATTTAGAAATTTATTAAAATCTCCAACTTGAGTTCCGTAAACTCCTTGTGAACTATCTTTTTTATTTTTTTTAGCCATATTTTTATCTAATTAGTGTTTTTTGGTGTAGTTTGTTTTGCAAGACTTACACTAGCACGCAATTTAGCTAAATCTTCGTTTTGTGCAAGCTTATTCTTTTCATTATTTTGATTTAATAAGGTTTTCATCTTGTCTAAATTCAATCTATCTTCAGCTTCTTTGCTTTTTTGTTGATTTTCCATAGCTCTAAGGTCAATTTCACGTGATTTTAGCTTAATTAATGGGTCAGAATCAAATTGTCCAATAATACTATTTTCTTCTTTTGCAAAATCTTTCATCATTTCAGCTACTAGTTGAGATTTTCTTGATTCAATCTTAACAGAAAGTTGTTGTAACTGTTGTGCAGCTTGTGGATTCATCTGTGCTTGTTGTTGTAGCATAGGTATTTGTTGTAGCTCTTGTACAAATTCTACTTGTACATGTTCTTGAGCCATTAAAGAAATATGTTCAAGTATATTTTTTTGAATTGCAGCAACTGTTAATGGATTATTTTTAACTAAATTTAATTGCATAAAATTTAAATGTGCATCTATATGAGATTTATGATCTTGTCCTGGGAATGCTTGAAATTGTCCTGCTCCCATTGCAGTAATATGCTCTAAACTTGGATCCATTGGCTGTGGTTGTTTTGGAGCTGGAAGTATTAAATCAATATCTTTAACTCCCATTGCTTCATACATTTTTCTATAAGCTTGATATAGATCATGAATCTGTGGATTAGATTGAGCAAGTTGTAATTGTGTTTGAGCTAAACTAATTCTTTGTGATTGAGAAAATATATTTGGATCTGCAACTGGAACGATATCTACTTTATCATCAAAATCTGCTTGTTTAATCTGTCTTGCTCCACCTACTACATCATATGGATAAACAGGGGGTAAATAACTTGAAAATACATTTGCTAATAATTCAAACTCTTGTTTCATTGCAGCATAAATTCTTTTATGAATTGCTGACATCACTCGCGATCCGCGCTCCAATAGCGCCATAGTAGTACCCACGGCTGCCTGTTGGTTCATATCGCCCACTTGTGCATCTGCGATGCTCGCGAAGCGTTGACTTGCATCAACTACAACTCCCATTAATTGTAATAGAATTGCATCTGGCCCTTTAAATGGTAAAGGCATAAATGCATCTTTTAAATTTCCTCCCGGAGCGTCGACATCTCTAAACTCACCTGGTTGAATGGGTTGCGCATCATCTCTAACTCTAATACCACGCATTTTAAATCCTGCTGGTAAATTAGCTAAAGTTCCTGCATCTAATAATTGTCTTAAAGCTTGAGTAGCAGTTCTTGATAAACCACCAATCATATGAATTAAACCAAATCCATAGAATCCAAGTCCTGGTAAAAATTTAAAATGTACAAAGTAACTAGTTTTTTTCTTTAATGGATCTTCAGCTTTATAATTTCTTTTAATTGAAAGAACCTCCATTGATCCTTCTTCAATAGTTACAATATATGGAAGTTTAATACCTGTGGGCTCACCATTTTGATCTTTGTCTTCAAAACCCTCTATATCTAAATTAACATGACATTCTAAAAGAGTATAAACATCTGCTTGTTTAGAAATTCTAACTCCTTGTAATTCTAATTGTTTTTTCTCAATCTCATCTTGTTGTAAAGGAGGTTCTCCTAAATCAACGTCTTTATAAAAACCAGAGACTTGTTGTTTTTTTAAATCATTTTCAGAAATTTTAATTACATGAATAATTGCTTCAGCATCTTCTAATGAAGTTGCAGTATATGGAACTATTAAATCATCTGATGGAATAAATTTAGATACTGCTCTTTGTAACATTGCATCATAATAAACTTTTTTAAATGTAGATCCTGATAATGGTAAATAAAATAACATTTGATCAAATTCAGGTTCGTATTCTTTCATAACATCCATAATTTGATAATTCATAAAATCTTTAACTCGAGTTGCTTGATCTTCTTTATTACGATCTGAAAGTCCTACGATTTCAGTTCTAACAGGTCCACCTGCTGGTAATAATTCTTTATAAGCTTGAGCTTGAAATTGTGTAACTGCTTCTGCAAGAACTGGATGTGTAACTCCAGATGCGTTTCTAAATGGTTGTGTTCTTGTTTTGTAAGTAAAACCTAAAAGATCTAAACCTTTAATATAAGTTTGTTCCCAATCTTGTCTTGATGATTTGTAATCTGTATATTTTTCTTGAAGATCAGATCCTATTTCTCCAAGTATTTTATCATCTAAAAATTCTGCTAAATTTGCATCATGTTCTAATCCACCTTCCATTCCTGCAAGTTGTGGTTCAAAAGATATTTCGGCACCCCCATCTTCCATTTGAGTTATTTGAGCACCTTCAGTTGGGATTAATTCTGGTTCTTGAATTGTTTGGTCAACTCCTTGAAGTTGCTCTTCATTAATTAATGTATTAGGCAACGCCTTATCTATATCAGCCATGATTATCTATACCTTTTTTTGAATAATGTTTCAACACCTTGTGGATTAGGACCTTTAACAGGTGGAATGGTTCTTGTCAAATCTGTATTAACGGATTCACTTTTACTTACATAACCACCTTTTTTAAATTGCTTACTCCAATTTAAAAATAACTCCGGTTTTTTAAAATCACCTCTTTCAAATGGAGATACTATTCCCGCTGAAAAATCTCCGTAGTTAGCTCCTATACCAAAACCTGATTGTGGTCCTCTTCCTTCATTATTTCTATTTTTTGTAAAAGTACCTATACCTATATTAGTTTCATCATCAGAATAAACAGGAAGACTAATGGGAGGTAATCCAATTCCACCACTTCCATATCCAACTCTTCCCCCATTTGCATAATCTCCATAATTTTTAAACTGTTGGTAAAAACCTGGTTCTGGTCCATATTCTTGATCAATATAATCAGTTGGATTATTTTCCATTTGATCTTTTATTTTTCTTCGTTCTTTAATTTTTTCACGATTTTTAATTTTACCTGTAACTGCTCTTTCAGCCGCTTCTATATCTCCAGCAGCTTTATCAACTGAAGTAACTCTTTCACCTAATTCTAAAACTGGATCATTACTATTAGTCCATCTAGGTTCTGATTCTACAACTTGAAATTCACCTGGTTCATTAATTGTTTTTCCTGTATCTGGATCAAAATCTTTTTTTGGTTTTTTGTATTGTAATTCTACTGGTTCACCATGTGGATTTCTTGGTGATTTAATTTCAACACGAATTTCTCCTTCTAATTGATGTTCTGTTAAAGTAAATACAGTATCTCCATCTTTTAAAGTTCTAACATGAACTGTATCTTCTAATCTTTTTACCTCAGGTGAAATATTTTTTCCATTTTTCAATATTTTATTAACAAGTGGACTAAACCATTCAGGCATTCCTTCTACTTTTGATAATGTTCTTGCAATTCCTTTTGCAGCTGATTTTATTTCAGGTAAACCTTCTCTTAATAATTTTCCTGCAAATGGTAAAGATGCAAGCCCTGCTCCAAATAATTTTAAAAAATCTCTTTTAATCATTGCTTATATATTTGTCGTATAAATCTCTACCAAACATATCCCATCCTGTGTAAGCAGAAGAAGCTATTAAACCTGGTATACCTGCATATCTAGAAACTGCAGCTATTGTTCTTGGATTTAAACCCATTCTTAATGCGGCGTTTAATATTCCAGGCTCAGCTTTTGTTCCTACATTTGCTAATGTAAAATAATCTTTTGCTTTATTTAAAAGTCCAACTGGTTTTGCAGCTGTTGCAACATTTGGTGTAAGGTTTTCTAAAAAAGCTAAATTCATATAAGTAAATGGACTTGTAAAATGTTCTTTAAGATTATTTCCTTTAGCAACTTCACTTCCAAGTTCAGCGGCTTCTATTACTGCAACAGGTAAAGGTGAAAAAGCTCTACCTAATCCTTTTTCAGCTATAGACAATGCGGTTCCTAATGTTCCTTTGCCTTTTGCTTTTGCAGCTTTGTAAGTTTCTTTTACTCCTGGAATTGAAAGACCACCTATTAAAGATCCTGCAGTCAATACTGGATTATCTGCAATTGGATTATCTGCAATCCAATAAAGTAAATCAGATTGATCTACTTTTTCATTTGAATCATAAACATTAACAAACCCAGCATAAGGATCATATTTTATAGGCATTGCTAATGGTAAATTAATATCGGACATTTATTTTCTTTTCTTTTTAAACATTGAACCAATTCCACTTTCAAGTGTTTTTCCAAAAATACTTGCGACACTTTTAGGAGTTAATACAGATCCACCCATTGCAAAATCATAATCTCTATCTGTAGGCTTAGTTTGAATTTTTAATTGTTCAACTGGTTCTCCTTCTTTAGACCAACGTTCTTTCATTTGTTTATAAGAATTTCTTGCTCTATCAACCCAATGTTCTCCTTCAACACCTTTGTAACGAGAAGGAGTATCTGGTGTAACTGCTTTATGATAATCTAAAATATCTGGAAAAGTTACATCTTTAGGATCTTTGTTTAAAAAATATCCTGCTTCAATTTTATCTGCTTCTTTTTTGTAACCAGAAGCAGTCATCCAATCACCTTCATCTAAAGCTTTAGACCATTTAGATCTTAATGCTTTTGCTTTTTCAAGTGCTTTCATTGCAGCCTTTATAACAGCTCCACCTGCATCATATCCAACTCTTCCACCGCTTGCAAATTCTGGTTTTTTAATTTGATTTGCAAAGTTAATATAAAAATCCATATCATGATCTATGCCATGTGTTTTTTTTAATTCTTCTTGTATTTTTTTAAAATAATCTTCAGGTGAATGTCTAACAACTTTAGGATCTCCAAAAAGACCCCCTGATATATATTCTTCATCTTTAACTTTATCTAAAATATCTTCTATTTGTTTTCTTTTTAATCCTTTTGCTTCTAATTCATTCTTTAATGAAAATTCTGATTCAAATCGCATTGGATGTTCACCATGTTTATACATCTCATTAAATTTTCTTTTAGCTTCTTCCACATATTCTAAGTGTTCTTTTTTAGCATCTAAATATTCTTTAACTAATTTTTTATGTTCTGGAGTTGTGACACCAAGATTAATTTCTGTTTCTGAAAGTTCTCCTAAAGGATTTTTTCCTTCTGGTGTTAATTTTTGTCCTGTTTTTGAACTTAAGATTGCTTCTTGTTTTGAAAATAATTCTGGAAATTCTGATTTTAAATAATTTATATTATTTGTAAATTGTTCTTTTTCTGCTTCATTAGCTTTAAATACAAAATTAGCATCAGTCTCAATTAACTTCTTCATTTGCTTTGGATCTGCTTTTGATCCAAATTTACTTAAGTCCATATTAAAAGAACTTTTAATATCAGGTAATCTTGTAACATCTGTTGCAAGACCTGGTTTTAATTTAATACCGATACTCTTTAGCAGTTCTGCTATTGTTTTATCAATTATAGCCATTAGTAATACTCCACGTTGTCTTGGATAACTGGTTCATCCACATAGTCTTCAGGATGTTCCAAAAATCCTCCTTGTCTAAATCTCATTAATGCCTGTGTCATTGAGTCAACAAGGTCATCATGATCCCCAAAAGGAAATGCCGCGCATTCCTCAATAACCTCTTCTGCAAAAACAGCCTCTGGCGCCCAAATTTGTCCACTCTCAAAAAGAGGGGCAACGGCGTTTACTCTGGAATGCTTATCATTTCCTTTGCTTGGTGTAAAGTTGATAACGGGAATACCCATCTTACGTAATTCAAAGGTTAATGGTAATCCAGATGCTTTTGATTCCACAACCACTGAATCAGGTTTCCAATAATAATATTGTTGTAATGCTTCACGTCTAAGCTCTGGAAACTCTAATCTTTTCTTTAATGCATCTAATAATATTAAATTAGGTCCACTATCCTCAGTTGGGTAAAATACTCCCCAAGTAGTAATAGCAGAATAATCGGCCGTTTCTCTTTTTAAAAAAGCAGTATCATAACTTTGAATTACATGTTCTAAATTTGGAATATAATCTTTGTCCCATTTACGCCACCATTCACGTTTAATAATTGATCCTTCTTCTGATGTTGGATTTTGCATCCACTGTGCATTCCATTTTTGAATTGATAAAGATGCTTTAACTGATTCTAATTCTGATAACTTCCAATACTCTGGCCATACAGGTTTATTAGTTGGAAGGATTGCTGGAAATTGAATTATCTCCCATTGATCAGATTTAATTCCTTTTTGAGCCCCGACCAACGCTCCGGTAAGATCTTTCAAAGACCAACGCGTCATAACCACAACGATCTTTCCGCCAGGTTGTAATCGTTGACGGGGTCCTGAAGTGTACCATTCATAAGCACGCTCCAGCGCTTCTGGATTCATAGCGTCTTGTTCCGAGTGTGGATCATCGATGATAAGTAAATCCGCTCCGCGGCCCGTGATCGCCGATCCAACACCGGCTGCAAAGTATTCACCTCCTTGTTCCGTTTCCCAACGGCCCGCGGCTTGGGAATCTTCGCGCAGTGTAGTTTTAAAATATTTTTTATAATCAGGACTATCAA